ACGTGAACAAACACGCCTGTGTTTATATGTGTCAGGAATTAGCTAGACCATCACGAAAGTATGAAACTGTTGACTGTATTTGTAAGGTGACTTGGGTAGACAATTCGACACGAGTTATAAAGTGAAAGTCCTTGCTTTTGTTCTGATGATTCAGACGATCAGTAATGGCTATGTTGAGTCTGCTGAAGAGTATGCGTTCTTTCGTGACCTAAACCGATGCATCTATTTTAGCGAGTTGATAGCAAAGCAAATAAGGTTCAATGAATACCTGCCTGTGACCGCGTATTGTGTGACGAAATGGATAGACCCAGAAGAGACGGTAATTTTTGAATGAGTAACTTTGACTATAAAGACAAGGAAGAATGGAAGGCTTTAATCTTTACTATTTTATTTTTTAGTATTGGCTTTAGTTCACTTCTATGGATAGATTAAGTAGAATGTAATTTCACTAACTAAAAGGAGATTCACATGGGCGAGAAAAAAACCACCCCCATTACGATTAACGATGTAGAATATACGCTAGAAGACATGACCCCTGAACAACAAGCGATGGTAAATCATGTTGCTGATCTTGACCGCAAAATACAAAGCACTCAATTTAACCTTGACCAACTTAGCGTAGGCCGCCAAGCATTTATGAATATGCTTACCCAACAGCTAGAAGTTGATGAAGCGGTAGCCGAGGAAAACTAATGGCTACTGTCAAAGAGGCGCTATTGAAACTTGAGGCTCACGAGCGTGAATGCGCTGTTCGAATGGAAGCTATTGAAGACAAGTTTAAAGCTATTGAAAAACGCCTTGATGACGGTTCTGTTAGATTTAAAAAAGCAGAGATGATGGTGTGGGGTATGTATCCCCTCATCATCGGTTTGTTTTTGATTGAAAGATTAGCATAATGTTAGAAGCATTGATTGCACCTGTCACTGGTTTACTGGATAAATGGATACCTGATGCCACCGAAAAGCAGAAGATTGCTTATGAACTCTCAACGCTTTCTGAACGCCACGCGCAGGAACTCGCAGTCGCTCAGATTGAACTCAACAAAGCCGAAGCCCAAGGAAACTGGTTCCAAAGTTCTTGGCGACCTGCCACTGGATGGGTCTGCGTCCTTGGATTCGCAGTCAATTTCCTTATCTCGCCACTGGCGGCAGGGTTTGGAATAGATATACCTCAAGCTGATACGTCTGTAATGATGCCAGTATTAATGGGTATGCTTGGACTTGGTACACTCAGGTCAGCAGAACGCATAAAAGGAGTCGGAAAATGACTACAAAGAAAAAAGAAAAGAAAGAAGAAAAGAAAGAAGAAAAGAATTATTTTAAACCTAAAGAACTAAAGTGCAAAGCAACAGGCGAAGAAGGTTTTGATCCTGACTTCTTAGCCCTTCTAAATAAGATACGCCATGAGTGTGGCTTTAGCTTTCCCCTGTCTAGTGCTTACAGATCGCCACAACACCCCATAGAAGCGCGTAAAGAGCGTCTAGGAGCGCATACGTACGGAAAGGCGGTAGATATATTAGCTAACGGAGAAAACGCCTTAGAAATCATTAGAGTGGCACAAAAACATGGTATAAAAAGAATAGGTGTACAGCAGAAAGGTGGTGGTAGATTTATCCATCTGGACGTTTGCACAGAAGAAGAAGGTTTTTATCCTGCTATTTGGTCTTACTAGTACCATATAAAACATAAGCCCTGCCTAGTGCGGGGTTTTTTTTGGCTTATTAATTAACAAAAAGGTTTACTTTATGATTTAGATAGACTAAGATGTAATCTCAATCAATAAAACAAGGGCAATAAAAATGACAAAATCAGAATGTAAAGCACACAACGCATTTAACAATTTTAGCAAGTGGGAAACTTATGCGGTTGTATTTGATTTAATGAACCAAAGAAAATTAACTTTATCAAAAATTGTTGAGATAGCTTTTCAGTATGGCATTAGTCAATCTGTAATACATGATCGTAGACGTTATTTTTTACAACTTCAAAAATAAATGCTGTAGGAGGCAATATGAATATCAATGAGTTAAACGACTATGATCGCGGTGAGTATGACTGCATTCTTGGCTACCCTGCCTTAGAGGGTCAATCAGAGTCTTACGAACTAGGATATGGTGAGCAATATCAGAAACAAGAGACTGTAGGAGGTCAATGTGAAGAAGCATAATATACCGCAGAAAGTAGCGGAAGTTTTAAAAGACATTGGAGAGACATCAAAAACAGCTACGTGGGACTGTCACGGCACTGTCGTTATATTGCATAAAGCACTTGAGAAAGTTGCCGCGCATAAGGGCATTACCTTTGACGCGCCTGTAGTGATTGAAAGCTGTGTAGAAAAAAAGATGGTAGTAATCTTAGTCACTGGTAGGTTTAACGATAAAGTTGAGTGGAGTTTTGGCGAGGCCGCACCCTACAATCTTAAAAACAATTATCCTTTTGCAATGGCTGAAAAAAGAGCCAAAGATCGAGTGATTTTGAAGTTAGTTGGGTTGCATGGTGACGCATACAGCGAAATAGAAGCTGATGAATTTAATGAAACTAAGCCGCCTAAACTTGTTCAAGAGTCTGATGAGGATATGGTTAGTGAAGATCAAATAATTGCTATCAAGAAATTACTTGATGAAACAAAATCAAATAAGGCTAGGTTTTTAGAGTGGCTTAAAGTAGAAAATATTGATCAAATTTTAGCCAGTAATTATGAAAGAGTGATTGCCGCGATAGAGGCTAAGAAGTGATTATTCTAGACCACGAACAAGGGACTGAGGAATGGCTTGCCGCACGATTGGGTAAGCCATCTGCCAGTGGCTTTTCTAAGCTGATTACTGCAACTGGTAAGCCGTCAAGTTCTGCTAGTGGTTATATTCACGAATTAATTGCAGAGCGTCTTACAGGTGAATCCACCCCCTTCCATGTTACTGAATGGATGGAACGTGGGACTAAGTTAGAGCCAGAGGCTAGAGAGGCGTATGAATTTATTACCGATAATGAAGTTATAGAAACTGGCTTTATTTTAGACCCTAGCTTTGAATTTGGCTGTTCACCTGATGGCCTAATTAATGGTGATGGCGGTTTAGAGATTAAATGTCCTGCGCCTAAAACGATGGTTAGCTATCTGGCAGATGAACAAGTTGGTGTTAAGAAATACTGGCAACAAATTCAAGGTTGTATGTGGATTACACAACGTAAATGGTGGGACTTTTTTGCCTATCATCCAAAAATGCGGCACGTTCTTGTGCGCGTTAAACGCGATGAAGAATACATCGAAAAGTTAGCCGCTGAAGTTAATGCGGCTGTAAGTCAAATTTTAAACCAAGTGGAGAAGTTAAAATGATAGTAGGACTAAATGTAAGAATCAATGTGAGTAAGATTGATAAATCCAAGCTTTATAAAGGGGCTAAGGGTGTCTATTTGAACATGACAACCTTTGTTGATCTTGATGAAGAAGATGAATATGGCAATAACGGATTTATCTCTATGGAGCAATCCAAAGAACAGCGCGATGCAGGTGAGCAAAGCGTGATCTTGGGGAATGTTAAAAAGTTCTGGACAGACGGTGCGGAAGTTAGTGCGCCACAACCAGACATGAGCCTTGAAGAACTGGATGAAGATATACCATTCTGATCTAAAAAGCCCCCCTCTCGGGGGGCAAACCATAGGAGGTTGTCGATCGGGGGAACCGACCAAACAAATATAACATAGGATTTAATGCAATGAAATTAATACACGTAGGCAAATGCGTAGTAGCCGCCCAAGAACTTAAAGGAATCACTAGCGTGGAGTTTGCTAAAATAGCAAAGACTTCACCTCAACAAGTATTAAGATGGCGTACCCAATCGAATATGAAACTCCATACTATTCAGCGCGTATGTGATGCTTTGGATATAAGCCTAGAGTCTTTTATAACTTTTGGGTATAAGGTTTAGGTTTACCTTTTTGTAAAAATGATTTTTAATTAATACAGTATTCGGGCTAGAGCAGATATGAATTGACATATCCCTTCGGGTGGCGAACTCCCTAACAGAATGCCATAGACGCGGTTGACCCTCCGCACATAGCCCCTAATAGAGATCGGTTTCTCTTGATGGATAGTTTGGCGATACGATACGAATACGAATTAACCGCTAAGTCGCATAGCCCTTAGATCGAATAATTTACGAGAAGCAGTCGTAAAAGGGTTAAAACGTCTTTAAAAATATATTTAAAAAATAATTTATCAATAAAACAGGCGAGGCTTGACCGAGCCATAGGAGATTACAAATGGCAATTAA